TCCAGATTATTCTCGGAAAAGCTTTCCGTCTTACCGAGAATGTATCCCTTGTCAAATTCTGACATATTAGGAATCGCTTCTTTCAGCTTTTCTACGATTCTTTTTTCTTTTTCTGACATGATTTTCTCCTTTCAGTTTATAGTCTTGCTTCGCTTGGACACCTGACTTTGAACCTGCCATCATCAGCACCGGGCGGTCATTCCCGGTGGACGGTCATTGCTGACCGTTTCGGCTATCCGTTTATTACTGCATTTATGGTATCCCATGCCTGTTGATAGCTTCTTAATACTTCGCCCTTGTGTGGACCTGCGGGAATAACGTACCCCCACTTCGGAGTACCGATTCTATCAGTTATCATTTTTTCATCGGGCACATATTTCATTTTAAATGTCCTGAATGTTTCCATTACGCGTCGCTTATACTGTTTCTTTGTCATATCTATTACCTCTTTTCTTAAATTTCTGAAATAAGTCCTTCAGCTTCTTCTAAGTTATCAAATGCTTCTTCGATATCTGAAATATACTCTTCCATCTGCTCACCACGCTCACTATACTGAAAACTTTCTGGCAGATTATCGAATGCGTCCTGTTCTTCATCTTTAACTTCTTCTAAAATGTCTTTAGCTTGTGAGATCAGATCAAGTGCCTCAGCCAATCTCTTTCTTCTGATTTTATTCATATCCTTTTTCCTCTCTTTCTTGTGGCTTGTTTCTTGCTTTGTGAGTTTATAATATCACGATGTGAGTTATATGTCAACACTAAATATTGACTTTGTGAGTTTTTTATGATATATTATCATTGGAGGTGAGGAAAAGTGAAAGACAGAATCAAACAAGTGCGCAAATCCCAGAAACTCACTCAGGCAGCATTTGGAGACATAATTGGAGTAAAAGGAAATACCATTACTAATTATGAAACCGGCTTAAGAAATCCAACAGATGCAGTTATCAAATCTATATGTAGAGAATTTGAAGTGAGTGAAGAATGGCTCAGAACAGGAAAAGGAAGTATGTTCGTTCCAAAGAGCAAAGATGAAGAAATTGCAGAAATGCTCGCAGACATACAGAAATCCGGCGAAGATTCATTTAGGCACCGTCTTGTATCTGCATTAGCCAGATTGGACGATGACGGATGGGATAAACTTGAAGAGCTGATTGACATGATTTCCAACAAGTAAAAAAAAGAAAGACAAGGGCAATGTGCAAACCCTTGTCTTTTTCTTTACTATCCTATTAATCTTTTTATATATGTGTATATCACTTTTAGCCAGTGTGCATTATCACATTTCTCTATTAGTTCAATAATTTCTTTCTTATAATCCATAAATAACCCTCCCTGTCACAACTACCGCCTACACTACAGTATATGTCCGGCTGTGGGAAATAGAACCGAACATTAGTTTATTTTTGCTATTATACCACCTATTCCGACTCTTGGCAGCTGCCAATGATACACATGAACTCTCACTATTTTATAGAAAAAAACATTTCTTTTTCATCTAAATCACTCTATTTCATTCTAAATCTTTACAACGCGTTCTCAAAATGATAAAATAAAAATACCACGAATAACCGTACTTTACATAATATTGCAAAATCAGCGGTACAAAAAACATAATCCGCATAAAAAGTGCGAAGCGTGGCGAATAAAGCTATTAGGAGGAGCAATTCTATGGGTAAGAAAAAAGGTGGAAAACTTAAATGGGTAGTTTTAGCAGTTGTTGCCGTTGGAGTTATCGGTGCCGTTGGTGGAAATTCGGATTCAAACACCACGTCTTCTTCCAGCGCATCTGCAAAGACGGAATCTGCAAAAGAAACTGATACACCTACACCAATTGAATACACAGCCGTATCAGTCAATGATATGATGTCTCAGCTTGATGATAACGCACTTGGAGCATCTGATAAATACAAAGGGCAATACTTAGAAATCACTGGTAGACTCGGGAACATTGATTCATCTGGAAAATATATCTCCCTCTATCCTGACGATGAATATGCGATAATCGGCGTTCAGTGCCAGATTAAAAATGATGAGCAGCGTTCGAAAGTCGCATCAATGGCAAAAGGTGATACAGTCACACTAAAGGGAAAATGCACAACTGTCGGAGAAGTTCTCGGATATTCAGTCGATATTGAGGAAATAGAATAAAAATAAAAACCACCCCGGCATTGACGTACCGAGGTGGCGTTTGTACATCTCCGAAGAAATGTAATATTCTGGCAAAACATATTGTATCATCTTCGGAGCAGTCGGGCAAGTCAGAAAGTTTGTTCGGCTGTTATTTTTATACCTAAAAACAGCTATAAAGAAAAGAGGAATAAAAATGGCGAAGAAAAGAAAGAAATATCCAAAATTGCCGAATAACTTCGGCTCTATTCGGTATCTTGGCAAGAATCGAAGAAACTGCTATGCAGTGCACCCACCGGCTACACTGGATGCAACCGGAAAGGTGGTCCGTCCACCGGCGATCTGCTACGTTGATGACTGGCTGAAAGGATTCTCTATTCTGACAGCTTACAAAGCCGGCACGTATCAACCCGGCATGGAGCGGACTCTTGAGGTATCCCCTACAACCGACATAGATGCTCTTATAAGCCGCTTGATTGCTGACTACAATACAATCAAGGGTGTCGAGGATAAACACCCGGAAATCAAGAAATTGACGTTTTCAGAGGTATATGAGAAGTTTTACGCATGGAAGTTTCCAGAGGGTTCAAAACTTTCTTATAGTTCAAAGATAGCTTACCAGACCGCTTACTCAAACTGCACGGCTCTGTATAATCGTGTATTCGAGGATTTAAAAGCACCTGATCTGCAAAAAGTCATTGATGACTGCCCGTTAAAGCGTCAGAGTCTCATGGCGATTCTTACGCTGTTCAAGCAGATGTATAAATATGCTGTTTACTCAGAAATTGTAACGGAAAATAAGGCACTATACGTCCATGTCAATGCTGATAATGACACCGAACATGGAACGCCCTTTTCTGATCAGGAGATGCAGGTGCTGTGGAATAATACCGGCGATCCAGAAGTGCAGCTCATTCTTATTATGTGTTACTCCGGCTGGAGAATCGGTGAAGTGCTAAAACTTACGACCAACTTAGAAGAAAGATACTTCCAAGGCGGTATCAAAACAAAAGCCGGCAAAAACAGAATCGTTCCGATACATCCTGCTGTATATCATTTTGTTGAACAGAAAGTGCTGACGCAAGATGGAAAATTATGCGTGTATACTCAGCAGCACCACAGAAAAGCGTTATTCTATCCTACACTGGAACGTTTAGGAATAGTCGGTGATCCGAAGCACACTCCACATGACTGCCGGCATACATTTTCTGCCCTGTGTGAAAAATACGGAGTCAGGGAGAATGATCGTAAGAGAATGCTCGGCCATTCTTTTGGTGGAGATGTTACAAACGCGGTATATGGACACAGGACATTGGAAGAACTCCGTACAGAGATTGAGAAAATAAAAGTCCCATTTGTGACTAACTGTGACTAACGGAATCTTATTTTATCAATTTTATTCATCACAATTCAGAACATAAAAACGCGTGAAACCCTTGTAAAATCAACATTTTCAGCGATTTTGCAAGGAATTCACTCATTTCATTTTCATTATTCTAATTGTATTTAATTAGGACATTAAATTAGAACTATGCAAATGTCAGAAAGTCCTTTAAATACAGTACTTTGGAGGATATTCAATTAGGAAATGTTTTTTATTTGTGACTAACGTGTGTCCAACGAACTAATAGGATTTACAAAACGAAATGATACAATATGTTATAAGAAGCATGATTCCCGGGGTACTATCCCCGGGAGCTTTTATTTATGAATTTCTGAAATTCTGGTAAATACGCCCTTCGGGACAAACTCAAATACGAACCCATCATCATTCGGGTACGGGATTCTGACGAAGTACCATTTCAGCCCGGAACTGTCAGTTTCTGTGTACTTCATTACCTCTACAACTGCACCTTTTTTCAGCTTCGGAAACAGTTTAGATGGACTATTTTTGTTTGATTTTGTATAACATTTTGTGTCTTTTTTAATCTGTGCAATGTAGGCTCTGGTGTTCTGTTTTTTGACTGTATCTGAGTCTGAAACTGGCGTTGTATCTTTGATTAAACTGTAGTTTGGAGTGCAGAATTTTGTTCCAGGCATCTGGCTATTAAGATAGCTCTTTGCACAGACACCGCCGCCATTTGCGATTATACCGGATGCGCCGGAAGTGTTTCCTTCAATGGTATAGAACATGTCTCCAATCACGGCTGTTACTATACCGGTATGAGTAAATGTTCCGTTACGGTAAAAGATTACGATATCACCAATCTTTGGATTAGCATTCTTTGTAAACAGATTGCCAAGTGTCGGACAGTACACATAAGGCCAGTGTTTTAAGAGTTCCTTTGCTTTCTCCTGTCCAAAAGCTTTCATGAAGCACCAACTCACAAAGCCGGCACACCATGGCTGTCCTTGATAAGATGGCTTTACATCTCTCCAATATTTTGTATAATTATTTTCTCCGGCGTTTGCCGTCTTGCTATCGAGTTGGCTATTGCTTGCTTTTTCAAGATATCCAACTTCATTCTTTGCGATCTGGATTAATTTGTCAATTGCGTTCATACCTGTTTCCTCACTTTCTGGAAAATATGTCTTTAATGCATCATAAACAAACTTCTGTCTGCTCTTATATGCCCCGACTTGGTTCCCTGCGTCGGTCTGGCAGGCTGCATAGAGATTGTCGAGTGTATATGGTTTCTTAGTCTTTGCTAAAATTCTTGTTACTGCTCCCTGTCCGCCTTGATGCCTAAAGTTCACACACATAGCTTGCCCTCTAGCGTTTGTAACGCCCTGTTTAAGTGCTTCTTCTGCATAGGTGGATAATTGTTCATCCATAAGGCTATCTTGGCATTTAACACCGATTTTGGACGAAATAAGGGCAATTATGGTATCAGCAAGCTGTGATACTCTGGAAATATTAAAGCATTCCCAATTTGCGGTCTGAACTTGTTCCAGAAGTCTGACCTTGTCTATTTTCTCCCACTGTTCCGGGTCAGCATCGTAAATCCGCTCCAGAAGCGTCTTGGCTTCGGTTGCATACCATGCTCCTGCCCCGATTGTAATTGCGTGTTCTTCAGAAGAATTGGTGTAGGCTTCTGTGAAGTCCGAATAATCCTGCTGTCCGTAAACCTGTCCGCCGGTTTCGACTGCATAAATAATCTTTCTCAGGACGTTCTTTTGTTCAGTTGTCATGTTGTCCGCTCCTTTCGCAAAGATTCTTACCTAATTCTGATTATAGCATTTAGCGTTAAGGCATCTCTGTACCAATTTAAAAATCCGACAGGTGATTGCCTGCCGGATAAGGTTAAATGGTGCCCCGTAAAAGGGTATTTTTTATTCTATTTTAGACATTTTTCGTTTGACAAAGATCAACTAAAGCACTGTTCCTTATAAATAGGTAGAGGTTTTACGAAAGTTTTCCATTTTTTTAATGAATTAAATATTGACAGCAACAAATTTGTCGATTCATCGATCGTCAATTTTAAGCCTGAAGGATATTTTTCATCATTATCATGCCATTTGAATTGTATGCGATATTCCACTCTTGATGAGTTACTATTTTATAACGTAGGATATAGCAGTTTGAAGGTTCTTACCCGCGTCAACGTTCGCACATGGCATAACATCACCACGCAGTCCTATTCGTATACCTGCGTTGAGTCCTATGGCAGGCGCAAATATTACAGAAGATGGCACATATTGTTCGGGCAAAGTCAAGTAAATGAGTCAATTGCTTGAAAGAAAGAGATGTCTCTTGTATTATAAGGAATATCATTTCGACGAGTTACAGTAGCCTTGCTATTTAAGCTTTAGAAATGTATGTGAAAACTTGTCGAATTAACCAATCGTTTTTTAATTCGTTAACGCCATAAACACTTGCTTTCTTTTTTAAAGGATGTATTTGGAAAAGCATTGGGGTGCCTACCTGAGTAGTATAATTTACTATCAAATTATGCGTTGGTAAATAATCATCTGGAATATCGCATATATCAACAAAATCGGTTGTAGATGGATGGAATGCTTTTACACTAATGTTTATAAACACAGATACTAACCTACCAAATTTATAAAACGTAATTTCTTGGATAGAATTTTCTT